GATATGTGACTGCATTTTCGGGAACATATACATTGTATCAATACGATGTAAAAAGCGCAAGTGGACTAGAACAAACAATCAATTCTAGTGATGATAATGGAACAACTTTCTTTGAGCAAGTTTTAACATTAGTTTTAACCAAACTTGACCCAGAAACACAAGTTGAACTTCAAAAAGTTATTACTGGAAGACCGCACGTTTTTATTGAAGATAACAATGGAAATTATTTATCAGTAGGAATGACTAGAGGTACAATGACAACTGGTTCAATTACTAGTGGAATTGCACTTGGCGATTTAAATGGATATACATTAACTATAACTGGACAAGAGCCGTTAATGGCGCAATTTGTGACTTCAACTTTAGTAACAAATAACATAGCTGAAACTCTTGGAGTTCCAACTCAAATTACACCAATATAGGGATATATTGAACAATAGGGATTGAGTAATGCTTAATCAAAAATGCACTTAATTTTTTAGGTGCATTTTTTTTATGCAAAATCAAAAAAAAATACGTTATATAAGTATGATAATAGTTGATACAAACCCAGAGAAAACATTTCCGATTATACCAATTAGGCAAATTGATGATAATGAAAATGATATTTATGTAGATATTACTAATGAAACGACAAAAGAAGTCTTTACTCGATTAATTACATATAGAGAAAACATAAAAGATATATATTATATTGGCGCTGAAACTTTTGATTTTTTTAGTGAAAATGTTTTTTTTACAATTAAAGTGTATTTTGACGCAACTTTTGAAACGATTTATAAAGACAGAATGTTTTGTACTAACCAAAATATTGATACATTTACAATAAATGAAAATCAATATAATTTGCCTACAATAAATAATAACACATATATTACAATATGAGAAAGCCAACAATAAAAAAAGCACCAGTAAAAAAAGGCGGAATAAGTATGATACAATTGTCAACTTATACTTCACCACAAATTATAGAGGTTAAAAATAAAGACTGGGTTGCATATGGCGATGATAACGATTATTTTGGTTATTTACAAGATAGGATAAATGGAAGTCCTACAAATAATGCAATTGTAAACGGAATAAGTCAAATGATTTACGGCAAAGGTTTGGATGCTATTGACAAATTAATAAAGCCAGATGACTATGCACAAGCTATGCTATTATTTGATGATGACACAGTTGAAAGACTTTGTTACGATTTGAAAGCAATGGGTCAATGTGCAATTCAAATTGTTTACTCAATTGATAGAACTAGAATAGTTGAGTGTAATCATTGGCCTATTGAAACTTTAAGGAGTGGAAAATGTAATGAAGATGGCGATGTAGAATTTTATTACTATGCAGAAGATTGGTCTAAAATCAATCAACAAAATAAACCGACACCAATACCAGCTTTTGGAACTTCACAAGCTAGTGAAGAAATTTTATACATAAAACCATACAAAACTGGCTTTTATTATTATTCCCCAGTAGATTATCAAGGCGGTTTACAATATTGCGAACTTGAAGAAGAAATTTCAAATTACCATTTAAACAACGTAATGAATGGTATGGCACCATCTATGCTTATTAATTTTAATAACGGCACACCTACTGAAGATGAGCAAAGACAAATAGAAAGAGATATACAAGCAAAATTTAGCGGAACTTCAAACGCTGGGCGTTTTATATTATCTTTTAATGACAACAATACACTTTCTTCATCTATTGAGCCAGTTCAATTAAGTGACGCACATAACCAATATCAATTCCTTTCAGATGAAAGTATGAGAAAAATAATGGTTGCGCATAGAGTTATTAGTCCAATGCTTTTAGGAATTAAAGACCAAACTGGTTTTGGAAATAACGCTGATGAATTAAAAACGGCTTCAATTTTAATGGATAATACTGTTATCAGACCATTTCAAAACTTATTAATTAAATATTTTAATGAAATATTGGCTTTTAATAACATTTCATTAAAACTTTATTTTAAGACTTTACAACCACTAGATTTTGAACAATCTACAATCACACCAATTGAAGAAAATAATACCTTAAACACAACTCAAAATACGTTAAAAGCTATACCAGAAATGGAAACGCAATTAGCAAAAGATATATTGGCTAATTTAAAGGGCGAAAATAAACCCGAAAATTGGATGTTAATAGATATTAGACCATCAAATGAAAATGATAAGCAATTAAATTTACAACTTAAAAAATTAAGTTTGGCTAGTGTTATTCCTAGTACTGCAAATCAAGATAGTGTACAAGACAATTTGTTATTTAAAGTACGTTATGAATATGTAGGAAACCCAAACCCAGAACGTGAATTTTGTCAAAAAATGATGAGTGCTAATTTACTTTACAGATATGAAGATTTAGACCAAGACCTTGATAATAATGCTGGTTTTGGAATAAATGGTGCAAATAGTTATAATTTATTTTTATACAAAGGGGGAGTAAATTGTAAGCATTGGTGGATGCGTAAAGTCTTTATGCAAATAAACGACCAAGAAATTTCAGTAAATGAAGCAAGGCGAATTATTAAAGAAATTTTACCAAATATGAGAGCCGAGTTTGAATTCCCAACCAATCCGCCAGAAGTAGCACAAATTGCAAGTGAGTATAACGATTTTTGGCGATACAATAAATAAATATGGCAACAACATTATTCATAACACCGAACGACCTAAAACAAAATACAATTCTAAATGGAAATGTAGATACTGATTTGTTTATTAATTTTATCAAAATTGCACAACAAATGCACGTTCAAAATTATTTAGGTACACAATTATATAATTCAATAACTGATAAAATAAACACAAATACATTAACTGGCGATTATTTAGATTTGGTTGTAGATTATATTCAACCTATGCTTATTCATTATGCTATGGTTGATTATTTGCCTTTTGCTAATTATCAAATTAGAAATGGGGGAGTATTTAAACATCGTACTGATAATTCAGAAAGCACTTCAAAAGAGGAACTTGATTTGTTAGTTCAAAAGCATAGAGGTTTTGGCGATTTTTATTGTCAAAGATTTGTAGATTATATGGGAATATTTGGAGCGCAAAAGTTTCCCGAATATTGGTTAAATAAAAATGCAGATATGTTCCCAGACCGAAATCCAAGTTCAGCACCTTGGGTATTGTAAATTAATCGATTTAAGCAACGATATTTATAAAGTTATAAGAATGTACCAAAAAGACAAAAAGATAGCTAAAAACGATAAAAAAGACATTGTAAAAGAAGTTTATAATGTTAAATTAGAAAATATTAAAAAAATGATAGCTTATTTAAAAAGCGAAAATAAAAAATGACACAAGAGCAAATTAAAGTTTATGCAGTAAATGGTTCAGTATTTGGTTTGTCATTTACTAACATTGAAAGCACTATGAAATTAATACTACTGGCAATGTCCATAGTATATACTGGGATAATGATTTTTAAAATTTTAACCAAAAAAGATGACACAAATAAGTAAACACCTTTCGTTAAAAGAATGTACATATTCTCAAACTGCTGAAAAATTAGGTATTGTAAATAACAATCCAAATAAGACGCATATTGAAAATATGAAGCTTTTAGCTGAAAAAGTTTTTGAGCCAATTAGAGAGCATTTTGATATGCCAATAAAAGTGACTTCGGTATTCAGAAGCTTTAATTTAAACCAAGCAATTAAGGGGTCAATAACCAGCCAACATTGTAGTGGTCAAGCGATGGATATTGATATGTCAAATGTGAAAGGAATATCAAATAAAGATATCTTTAATTTCATAAAAGACAATCTAAACTTCGACCAATTAATTTGGGAATTTGGAAATTCAAAAGAGCCAGATTGGGTTCACGTTTCATACACCAATAATGTAAATAGAAAACAAATTTTAAAAGCAAAACGAATAAACGGAAAAACGAATTATGAAAAATATTAAACTATCAGACTTGGACAAAATACCACAACCAATTAAAGACGTACTAGATCAATCTGCACAAACTTATGCAGAAAGTCCACACACTACAAACGCTGGTTTTGTATTACGAATTTTGTGTAAGTTGTTCAAACCTAGCACAATAATCAAAATGTTTGCTCACAAATTGAGTAAATAAAATAAGAAAATTCTTACTCTGGAAATAGTTGATTTTACAATGATTTTTCGGCAGTTAAATGATTGATTAAAAGTAATATACGAATATCAAAAAGCATAAAAGTGCCTTAAAACGGCTTATTTTAAGTTGTAGAGGGTATTTTATAAAATGGTATTATATGATATATTATATGTATATTATTATATATTTGTTATATTATTATATAATATTATATATATATACTATGAAGACAAAAGCAAAAAAACCTAGTAGAAGTACATTAGTTAAAAAACTTGATACTGAATTTTCAATTTATATCAGAACAAGATTATCGAAAAATGGAATATCGGAGTGCATAACTTGTGGCAAAAAAGATGATTGGAAAAAACTTCAATGCGGACATTTTATGTCAAGAAGACATTATTCAACTAGATGGAATGAGTTAAATTGTCAAGTTCAATGCTACGCTTGTAATGTTATTCGGTATGGCGAACAATACAAATTCGGACACTATTTAAACAAAATTTATGGAAGTGGGTGCGCAGAAAATTTAGAAGCTACTTCAAAACAAACTTTCAAATTAAAAGATTTTGAGTTAATAGAAAAAATTGACTACTATAAAAATATTAATAAAAATTTGAAAATATAATTTTAATTCATATATTTGTCATATTACTTTACAAGTATAGTTTGTTAAAAGTTAATTACAGTTTTAGTGGAGAGGAAGACCTTGTCAGCAATGGCGAGGTTTTTTTTTACAAAAAATTTTGTTATTAAAAATATTTTAATATCTTTACGTATTGTTTAACACTAAAACTAAAATTTATGACAAAAAAGAAACAGATTATTATTGCGTTTTTAATAGCTGGTTATTTTCCAGTTAGAATTATTATTCACTTTTTATTTAATGTATAATGGATAATAAATGGTGCATTTTAGAGGAGGGATATGTACACACTACTGGCCTAACCTATGAAGTAGCTATGGAATTGGTAAAACGATATAATTCGTGCTATTTTCCAGAATTAGAATATTGTTTATTCTACGATGAACATAATGAATTTAATAACTAAAATTTTAATTTATGAAACCGAATGAAACTTGGAGCACAAAAGAACTTGTGAATTTTTTAACCTTGAGTAATGAAGCGTTGCGAATTGAGAACGCCAGATTAATGGATGAAATAGAACGGCTAACAAATAGCATAGAAGTATGCGATGCCGTTGTAGTCGCTAATTGTAACACTAATAAATTGTATAACTTTAATTATATTATAAATGAGTAAGACTATAATTGCTATAAACGATGCGCCTTTAATGGACTTAAAACAAAAATTATCTAAAATTCAATGTGAATTTAAAGCTAAAAAAACTTCTTTTAATAAATTTGGAAATTATTATTTTAGAAGCGCTGAAACTATTTTAGAAGCTTTGAAGCCGTTTAATGAAACTTATAAAGTATATTTTACTATTAATGAAAGATTATTAAATGCAAACCCCCCTATAATGGAAAGCGTGGCTACTATTTGGGATTGTGAAAGTTCTGAAAGGATTGATTGCTCGACAATAGTTGGCGTAGATTTAGAACAAAAAGGTATGGCTATGCCACAAAGATATGGTAGCACTTCTAGTTATGGTAAAAAATATGCGCTTGGAAATCTACTTTTGATTGATGATACTGCCGATGCTGATGCTACTAATAAACACGATAAAGATGTTAAAAAAGTTGAAACTTTGCCGACACTTGAAGAAAATAGCGTTGCTTTTATTAATGCTAAAAAATGGCTTTCTGTTGAGGGTAATGATATTAAAAAACTAGAAGCGAAGTATATTGTAACAGATGAAATAAAAAAGAAACTTTTAACTAATTAAAAATGGAAAATGTATTTGTAAATTCGATGTATCCTAAAAAATCGAAATATGATTTTATTGTAACTTCAATAGGTATTAAGGTTGAAGATTTTGAAGCTTTTTTGAAAGAGCATAAAGAGTGGGCGTTGAATGAAAATAAGGGGTTTTTAAGTATCGATGTAATGAAGACTAAAAGCGATGCCGATAAGTTTTATTGTAAGATGACAAAATACTCTAATAATACGGAACTAACTTCAAAAGAGTTTATGAATGATAGAAACTTAAACCACAATGGAAAACTAAATGGCGATAATGAAGCTGAAGATGATTTACCTTTTTAATTTAATGCCACGTTTGAAATATAACGTGGCTTTTTAATACACTAAACTATGTTAATTGATTATAAAAAACAAATTGAAATACTAGATAAAATACGAACTGGTAAAATTAGAGAGGGATTGAAATTAGATATTGAAGGAATAGATGAGCATATACGATTTAAACCTAGCAATTTTAATTTAATTCTTGGACACGCAAATGTCGGTAAGACTACAACTATATTGTATTTGATGCTTTGTTATTCGTTAAAGCACGATATTAAATGGTTGATATGTAGTACCGAAAATGAAAGCTATTCACTTATTCGGAAGTTGGTTGAGTTTCTAGATGAAACACCTATGAATTTAATTTCAGAACACAACTATAAAGAACACTTAAAATTTGTTAATGCTCACTTTAAATTTGTAGATAATACTAAAATGTACGATTATAAAGAAGCTTTGGCTATGTTTAAAGACGTTTTAAGCAATTATAAATACGATGGAATACTTCTTGACCCCTATAATGCTTTGGTTAAAAATAACGAACTAATGAAGACTTTGGGCGGTCACGAATATGACTATCAAGCGTGTACTGAAATGCGAATGTTTTGTAAAGACCACAAAAAAACATTATGGCTAAATACCCACGCAAATACACAAGCTTTGAGATTGGTGCATAGATACGACCACGAATATGCTGGTTTGCCGATACCACCTATGGCTTCTGACGTTGAGGGTGGCGGAAAATTCGTAAATAGAGCCGATGACTTTTTTGTAATACATAGATATATAGAACACCCGAATAAATGGAATGTTACTTTAATTTATGTAAAAAAGGTTAAAGAAATGGAAACTGGCGGAAAACAAACTTCTATTGATAAGCCGATTGAATTTGTATCGACTAGAAATGCAGTTGGGTTTACTTATTTAGGAAAATCTATATTACAATTAATTAAAGAAAGCCAATTGAATTATTTATAATGAAAAGTATTTTAGAGTTAGTTTCTGAAAAACATAATGTATGGATAAAATATGTGATATCTTTTGGATGTGACAAAGAAACTGCTGAAGACTATGTTCAAGATATGTATTTAAAAATCCACGCTTATATTCAAAATGGAAAATATGATTTAATGTACAATGATAACGAAATAAACTTTTATTTTATTTATGTAACATTAAAAAATATGTACTATGATAATACTAGGAAAAATTCTAAATATGATATTATTGAAATTGATAGCTATGATTTTGTCGATGACATTATGTATTCAGAAACTGACTTTAATTTAAGAATGCAAAAGCTTAAAAAGTGGGAATTAAATATTGTAAACCAAATAAATGAGATTGAAGATTACACAAGAGAGAAAGCTAATTTATGTTACATTTTATTTATTTATGAAAAAATCTTGGTAGAAAATATGTCAATAACCGAATTAAGCAAAAAAGCTGGAATATCATATTGGAGTTTACGGAATACTATACAAATAATTAAACAACAAATAAAAAATGAAATTTGACTTATACGAACAATTTACACCCGAATTGAGAGCCGAAATGCTATTGAGTAAATACTCACTAGACTATCTACGTTTTGTTATAAATGGTTTGATTACAAACGCTAGAAAACAAAATGAAATAAAAGATTTAAACTATTGGAATGAAGTAGCAATTGAAATTAAAAAACGAATAGTATGACACCAGAAGAAAATGAAGAAATAAAAAAAATTTTAAAAAAAGCGCAAATAGTTTTATTTGTAAATATAATAGTATTTGTAATTGCGCTAATAATTTCAAAAATATTTATACTATGAAAATTAGACTAGGCGATGCATTAGCTTTTATTTTTAAAATAACTGGAATAAAAGCAATAGTAAAAAGATTTTACCCAGATTGTGGTTGCGACAAAAGACAAGAAGCTTTAAATTTTAAAATTAATAGGAAATGACATTAAACGAACAAATACAAGATGTAATAGATAATGTAATTTATAATGATAATTATTCTACAAAAAAGCAAGTTGATTTGATTACAGAAGAGTGCGAAAAAATAGCTGATACAAATGCTATTGATTTTGCTATTTGGATATACGAACAAAATCTTGAATTGATTGATAGAAATTCTATGAAACAATTATTGAGATTATATAAAAAAGAACAAAGACTATATTAATATGGAAGCAAAAGATTGGATTTGGTGGAACAAATTTAGGGAAACCAAAAAGCGATATTTAACAAACGATGAGTACAGAACGATTTGCGAAATTTATGCTAGAATTAAAAACAAAGATGTAGTCTATGTAGGAACTTGTTGCTCAAAATATATACAAGCTTATATAGATGAAATAAACGAACATTATTCTAAAACTGTAAAACCTAAAATCAGATGAGTTTTAAAACTTCACACCACAAATGGGAACAAGCTATCATTAATATATTAAATTTAGATGGCTGGCAATTAACTTGGACTGGCGATGAATTTTCTCACTTTGACGCAAAAGGTAAAACCCCGAAAGGATTTGATTGCGTTATGGAGTTTAAATTAAGGCATTCCTATTATTCGACAAAGGTACTAGAGAAATACAAATATGATAGGTTAATGGCATTAGATTGCTTAAAATTCTACTATGTATTTGATGAAGTCGGAAACTATCTTTATTTTTTAGACACATTAAAATTACCAGAGCCACAAATTATAAAATCAAAAACTACTGAAAAATTTGATAATAGGAACTTAATTGACAAAGAAGTTTATATGCTTTCAGAAAGTCAAGCTAGTATCATAAATAAATATTAAAAATAATTATCAAAAAATTTTTTTAATAAAAATTAAATTCGTATATTTGCTCTATGTTTAACACTAAAACTAAAAACTATGATTACTATTGAAAATTTTGGTAAGGTTGAAAGAGTATTATTTAATACTGCTTTAAGATTTTATTTAAAGATTGGGAAACCCGAAACGGAAGCGAAACTTTTGGCTTTTAAAGATGTTGAAGCTAAAATGAATATCACAGACGATGAGTGGTTTGATATTACTACTGGGCAAAAAATTAACTTTAACTTTTAACAAAAAAAACGATGAACAAAAATTTAGGATTTTTAATTAGTCTTGGACTAGACTTGGATTTATTTTATTCTATTAATATTGGCGAATATGATATTCGATTGATAGGCGACTATTCCCGAAAGCTTAATACTTATTTATTAAGTAAGGAATTTGATATTGAAGATTATCTATATGCTGATAAGCCGAAAAATTTTGAGTACAAAAAAAATAATTGTAGAATTTTATTAATTAAAAAGTAATGGTAACATTTGAAAGTATATCAGAAATTATCGATATTATCGAAACAGAGTTAAGTATTGAATGTACTACTGACGATGCAGAAAACCTAATTGATGAAATGTATCGTAAAAATGACTTCACTATTGAAATTGACGGATGCGAATATAGATTTATAAATGATAGTGCAATTTGGGATATTTATTTTGATGAACAAAAAGACTTAATTGAAGAATGTTATATAAACGATTTGAATAAGGAATGGTGGATTGTTATTGATTGGGAAGCTACTATTGATAATGTATATAGTGCCGATGGTTATGGACATCACTTTGCTACTTACGATGGAAGCGAATATAATATAAATTGGAAAAATGAACTTTGGTATATTTTTAGAACGAATTAAGATGATAGATAATTGGACTACACCCCCAGATGAAAAAGAAAATTCTTGCCACTATTGTGGCGAAGAATGTGATAATGATTTTTGTAACAGAAGTTGTCGAAAGGCATACGAAAAGGATATGTACGATGACTGCGACTGATTGGCAAAAGATATACGATGAGATGATTTCTTTGTTTAAAAAAGATAATGAACTTACTAATATAATTATTGAATTTAAAATTAAGCCGATAAGAACGGAACAAAAAACTGCTAGAATAACAATAAAAACTTTTAACGATGAAAAAAAATAAAATAATGTATGTACACGAAACTGATACTTTAAGTGAGCATAATGGCGAAATTTATTTGAGTGGTAAATTTGGCGAAATTGTATGGAATGCTGAAACTTTATTTCTAGACTTGCCACACATTATAAGATTGGTTTATAAGTCTAGAGAAGCTACTGACAAAAGAATAAGAGAACAAATTGAGGAAATAACTAGATTGATTTCATAATGGTAGTTTTATTTGACGCTGATAGTTTAATTTGGAGTAGTTGCTATCGTAAAAGAGAAACGCCAGAAGATGAAATGTGGAATGACATTGAAGAAGCGAAAGGTAAATTTGATGAGGTTTTAATGCATATTGTAAACACTATTGAAGAAACCTACGAAGTTGATAAGGTTATTGTATTTGCTGGTGCTAGAGGGAATTTTAGAAAACAAATTTCTAGAAAATATAAAGCGAACAGAATTGATAGAGAATTGCCCCCTTGCCTAAATGAATTACAAAGTTATGTTAAAGAGCAATATAATGCTATTGCTGGATATGGAGTTGAAACAGACGATGTAGTAGCTACTTATTGGACTAGATTGTCAAAAGATTTAGGAATAAGGGATGTAATGATTGTGAGTATCGATAAAGATTATAAGCAATTGCCTTGTTTAATTTATAATTATCACTATAAACATAAATGTTATATTGATATAAACGAACTAGAAGCTAGAGAGTTTTTTTGGACACAAATGATTGCTGGCGATACTGCTGATAATGTAAACTATTGCAAAGGATATGGCGAAGTATATTGTAAAAAAGCTTTTAAGGATTGTTTAAGCAATTATTCTTATATGAGAGTAGTATTTGCCCTTTACAAAAAGTTATATCGACAGAAAGCTCGAGAACGATTTATTGAGTGTTATTTACAAATAAAATTAAAAACGGAATGAAAGACTATAAATACATAGCAAACTATATTAATAAGACTACTGGCATAAATGTATTTGATAAAACTAGGCGACAAGATGTTGTAGAAGCAAGGAGTTTATTTTGCTACATATTGAAAAACGATTACAAACTTACCTTATATACCATAATGGATATATTTGCGCAAGAAAATGTAAAGTTTGATTATAGTTCGGTATATCATAATGTAAGCATATATACAAAAGTAAAAGAGAAACGAAATGAATTTGAATTTTTACGAAATGAAATACTAAAAAATCTATTGCCTAAAAACATATTGATTTCAAAAATAGAAAGTCTAGAAAATATTGAAGATATTAAATTAATAACAAATTGCGTAAATAGTGTAACAAATGGAAATTAAAATGATAATAATGACTTGCAAAGGTCGGGAACATTTAGCCAATAGATTAAAAGAGCAATTGCCTAATGCAATAATCAATTATGATAACTTCACTAATGTAGGTAAAATGACTACAACGGCTTGGTTTAATTACGTTAGAGGTTGGAAGTTAGCTGGTGATGAAGCTTGTTTACAAATGGACGATGATATAGAACTATGCGATGACTTTGAAAACAAAATAAAAGAAGCTATAAATAAATACCCAGATAATGTAATTCAATTTTTTTCAATGAGAAAAAAGGATTTAACAGAGGGTACTAGATTTGAAAGTGGCAGAACTTTTATGATGCAACAATGTTACTATTTGCCGAAAGGAGTTGCAAAAGGAATTGTAGAATTTAGCAAAAAGTTTTACGATTACACGCTAGAGAAAAATTGTCCGACTGACCATTGTATTGCTGATTATATGACATCAAACAAAATGAAATACGTTATATGGATACCTAACCTAGTAAACCATTTGGAAGAAAAATCAGCTATCGATAAACGCAGAAGTAGTAAAAGACAAAGTCTAACATTTAAAAAACAATAATATGAAACGTGAATTATTAATTAAGAAAGTGATTGAAGAAAACAATTACAAAACAATAGTAGAAGTCGGAACGTATAGAGGTCAATTTGCTAAACATTTGCACTCGACAAACCCAAACAAATTATATCTAGTTGACCCTTGGAAAAAATTTGGCAAAGATGTATTCCCAGATTATACTCAATATGAGCAAGACAAATGGGATTTATTATACGAAAGCGTAAAAGCTAAATTCAATTATGATAACGTGACTATTATAAGAAAAACTTCAGAAGAAGCTATTAATATGTTTGAAGATAATTCAATTGATTTAGTTTACATTGATGGTAACCATACCTTTGACTTTGTTAAAATGGATTTAAACCTTTGGTTGCCAAAAGTTAAAAAGGGCGGTATGTTATGCGGACACGATTATCAATTGTCAAGTGTTACGAAAGCCGTTAAGCAATTTTTAGAGGAAAGAAATTTGGCAATAAACTTATTGTTTAGTGAAAAACATTGTGGGACATATTTTATAAAAATATAGTTATGAAAGTAGATTGGGATATTACATTAAGAAACGACCAAAGAGCAAACCCAGTAATTCTAGTACAAAAAAATGTAAAAGGATTTGAATTTACTTTTGATGAAAGCAAAATATTAAAAGCATTAACTGGCAAAGGACACCAACTAAAAACGTGGGGA